ACGTTACCAGTTATATTACCAGTTATGTTACCAGTTACGTCACCAGTTAAAGCACCAACAAAACCACCGGTTGAAGTTGTTACTCCAGAAATTTTTACATTACCAACAACAGTAAATTTTGAATCTGGAAAAGCAGTACCAATACCAACTTTTGTTGAAGTTGAATTAGAAGTTATTCCAATAAAATTCGCGCCTGCGTCTAGTTCCAAAAATGACGCAAATTGCGATAGTTCTCTATTAAATGCCATTGTCTCCTTTTAGCGGATGGGGGTTTTTTAGATCTAAAAAGCCATCCTCGTGCCGTCGCACTAGGCTTATTAAGTATTTAGAAACTACTTAATGCAACCCGCTTCCAACTGTCTGGAGCAATACAAACATATAGAAAAGAAGAATCATATGACATTTGACCTGGCAATCCAGATGAATTTGAAGATATTGGAGGATTATGCAAAACGTTTGGAGAAACGCCAATTGATGGCGTATTAAATGCATGAAAATCTATTATTTCTCCACCATAAGTTGCTTCATTAAAAATAACAGATGTTCCATTTGTAGCCGTAAAATCTGAAGGTGCCAATTTTACGCCATTTACATATACATCTAAAAATCCTACAGTATAATTTAAAGTAAAAGTATTCGTATTCGCAACTGCAACAGTAGAAGAAGTATTTCTTAAGACGGAACCAGTTGTCCAAGTAACTCCAACACCTGTTGATTGTAAATATTGACCATTTAAACCTGTTGTAGAACCGCTACTAATTGAAGTGACCGTTGTAATACCTACAATATTAACTCCACCAGTTACATTTAATGCAGATATGGAAGATGATATCCCTACATTTAACTTTGGTAATCTGCCGCTAAGAAGTTTTGCCATTTTACTATTTCAATCTCCCATTACTTCAGTGTTTCGATTACGCTTACGGTAAACTTCAAATTAGTTGCATTGCTTCCGGATATTTGTAAAACATCATTTGATTCTAATACCAATTTTCCATCAAGAAAACTTGCAGCATCATTTGCTGGAATTAAAAAATCTTTTACTATTTCTGTGGTAACTGCAATTCCAGATATTGTTCTTTTGTGAGAAAAAGTTACGGTTTCTGGTTGAGTACTAGTATTTGCAACTTGTGCTAAAAGAACTACACCAGCATATCCAATTGGAGCTGTATAAATCCCAACAGTATTTGTTGATACAACTTGAGTAACTGTTTTAAATACGTTTAATGCTAATGCCATGACTTAAATTAACCTCCTAGTGCTAAGATGTAAGGTGTTACGTTTGCAAGAACACTCTTCTGATAAAAATTACCATATACGGTTCCAGTATTTTGATTGATGACTACACCATCACCAATTCTAAAGTTTCCTGATTGGTCTGTACTCGTGTATACAACCAATCCACCATTTCTCATATCAACTTCATTTGCTTGAATTGCAACACCACCTTGAGCAGGAAGAGCAGAACTAATATCAGTTCCTGAACCAATGTATTCAAATGCGTGCCCAGATGCAAGAATTCTACTTTGCTTAAATATTGGAACAGTTGTTCCAACTCCAACTGCATATGGTAACTGTTCACCAATAGTAAATGTACATATACCTGCATGAGGTAAAGTACATCTTTCAATTGCATAATATTTTGGTTTAACTGTCAATGATATCGTAGCAGTATTAATTCCCACATCAGGTGCAGATACCGTAACTGTTGGGATAGTTTCAAATCCCCTACCACTGGAAATTAAATTTATCTCATTAAGAGATCCACTAGAAATATCTGCTGTTGCCTGAGCTGCGATTCCCCATGGAGTTTCTGGATCACTAATTGTAATTGTTGGTGCATTAAAATAACCAGATCCATGATTTGCTATCGATACAGTTTCAACTTCATAATAGAGTTTTTCAAAATAAACTACTTGACCATCGAAAAGTCTTGTTGTTCCAACACCAGAAATTGTAAATGATGTTGCTCCCGCATCAGAATTTGATGTAACAATACCTGTCAGTATGGTATCACTTACACCATCTGCAACTAAACCATAGTTGCCAAAAGATGAATTTGAGTTCGTAAGATCACATGCACCACCAGATCCACAATAAACTGCAATATCATCACAAATAGTGAATAATGAAACTAATTGTGCGTACCCACCGTTTGTAATAGAAACTCCGATACCACCTTGATTGTATTGTGTATATGAATCCAAAACCATACTTTTTAAATTGCCAGAAGCATGATTTCCATTGACACGCATTCCAATACTATTTGGAATAAAATTAGTACAGTTTTGAATATAAGGTGATTGAGTTATATTACCACCACCAGCAGGATTAAATGAAATTACTGCTGCAGTACTAGCTGCACCTGTAAATGACATTTCTGCAATATAGTTTCCATTAGTAACATAAAACAAATCACTTGAAGAATTTTGTGGAGATATTGATACTTCTCTTAAACTACTTCCAATAATACTTATTTGCTCTGGAAGATTGATCGGATTGTTTTCGATATAATTACCAGCAGATACTTTAATTACTGTTCCTGCAGAAGCAATTGCAACAGCACCAGCAATTGTTGCTTTTGCATCTCCCAATTTTTCTCCGGTATTATTATCGTTTCCATCAACAGTTACATAAAGAATATTTGTAACTGATGCGCCAATACCAAGTCCTACGATGTCAGTTCCAATACCCGTTCTTTCTCTACGAGTAAAAAGTTCTGCATCAAATGTATTAAGACCAAGTTCCCCCAGTTGCAAATCAGCAACCGTAGGTCTTTTTCCGGGAACGGAAGACCGTTTAATTCTAATATTTGGATTTGCCATCAGGTCAAACTAACATGGTTGGTATATACCGCAAAACTCGATATATATCGAGTTGTTAATCAGCATTAAAAATATTTATATCAATATTAATACGACTCTTGCGAATTGTCAGAATTCTTTAATTCGTATGATTTAAGTTTTTCTTCCAATTCCACTATTTTTGTTAATGCTTGCTCTAATTTAGTTTCAGCGACAACAAGTTGTGTAAATAGATCCATCGCTTTTTTTTGATAAGTATTTAAAAGATACTTCAAATCATTTTCAGTTGCCATGATTTAAAATCAGAAAGAGCCTCCATCAACTGTAATATTAATAAGATTTCTAGTTGATCCAGAACAAGAAATGACTTGAGACTGTCCCGCGCAATCATTTACATAAAGTGATCCGATTTCAAGACCAGCGTAGGATGATGCGGTTAAAACTCCCCCAGATTCTGTAACTGCTGATGCGAGAACCATTCTTGATGCGCTGTCATCCCAGTAAACAGCAGCTTTTTTAGCAGTTCCGTCATAATAGTTTAATAAGAGACCAAGATCAATATTTAAGTCTGTTCCAGGTGTAGAACCATCTACAAGACCAACTTCAATTAAAGCATCTTCGACTGTTAATGTTTGAGTGTTTACTTGTGTTGTCGATCCATTGATGAATAAATCTCCACCAACAGTCAAATTTCCAGTAATGTTTCCAGTTGTTGCAGAAACTGTATCAGCGGATACTGTTGATGAAGTTACAATACCAGAAAATGAAGCATTTTTCCATCTCTTGCTTCCTTGCCCAAGTACATAAGTGTCATCATCTGTTGGTATTAAACTAGATGCAAATTCACCACCAACAACAACATTGTCACCTTCAGTATCTCCAAGTCCAATCGTTCCACCACGAAATGTTACAACGCCAATAAACTCAGAATATCCCTGTACGTTTAAATTCTGACCAATTGTTACATTTTTACCAACTCCAAGTCCACCTTGAATCTGCACTGCACCGGTGTTTGTATTTCCAAGTTGGTTATTTTGTGTGTTTGTAAACGTTATTATTCCAGTGATTGTCGCACTAGCCCCAGGATCGGACCAACTTAAATTTCCATCACCATCATTTGATAATACATATCCATAACCTCCTTGAGTTCCTGGAAGATAATAAGTTACGATTCCCGCAAGAGCAGCAGGAGATGCAAGAGTTATAAAACTAGAACCATTATCAGTTCCTTCTACAAGATTTACTCCACTACCAGTTGTAGAAGTTCCTTTAGTCCAATATCTATGAGAACCAACAAATCTATTAGTCGCAGTATCAGAAGTTAATCCAACATACAAATCATAACTATCAGTTGTAAATCCTGGTTCGCCAGCTTGCAAACCAGGGAGATTGGCTAGCAATCCTCTTTTAAACTGAATGACTGGTGCAGGCATTTTTCTAAATTGTCTTTTACTTATTATATTTAGTTTTAGAAAGTTCCAGCATCAACATCAATTCTATTATCAAGATCAATATCTAAAATGTCTTCAAAATCTGCAGGAAGTCCTGGTTGATTAAGTTCTGATGCTGCAGCAGAACTTAATACAGCATCTGGATTGACTAATTTATATTTTTGTAGTGTTGCATCATAAACCAAAACATATTGATCTTTATTTGGAAGATCTGCAACTGTAACATCACTAAGATCTGAAAGTCTATCTGCCACAATAGCCCTCTCTGCTGTTACTGAATATGTGTTAATATTACCATCTTGATAGCTAACATCAGTGCTACCTGATTGATAACTGACAACATAGTCTGCCATACGAATAAAAAAGTATGATAATAATATTTATGTTATGATTGCCATTCCCTCAATAACTCTTGTTTTCTTATTTGTTGTATTGTTTGTCACTAAAATATTATAATAATGACGACCCATATTTAATTCACTGGTGATGCTGCTACCTAAAGATATTGATACTTTACCGGTAGAAACAATTAATGAAGATGAAAAAGTTGTAATACCAGTTGTAGCATCTGGAAATTTTCTTAAAGTTGATAATGCACTACTATTTGTCAAATCATATGGAGTTCCATCGGGATTTGTGATTGTAAATGTTGCATAATAATCGGCACCTTTTTCAATTACTATATTTACTGCTGGTACTGCCATAGGACTTTTTAGTTATTTATCTTGTGCATTTAATCCATCTTTTAAAAGTTTGGATAACTCCGCTGTAGATCCAACAAATAAAGCATTTGTTACATTTGTTGGACCGCGAACTTGTTTTGTTTCTTCAATATCTTTTAATTTTTTTTGAAGGTCCATTAATTTATCAGTTGCGTCAGAAACATTCTTAATTAATTGACCAGCAACTTCATACGCTCTTGGCATTTCACTTTCTTGAGCAAGTTCCAAAATACCATTGATTGCTTCTTGACCCTTTTCAATAATTGAATAAAGATTTCCTCTTGTATATTCATAATCTTTTTGAATATCTTCTACAGAAGATGTAATCGATTCAATTTTAGATTCTACAACTTTGGAATCTGATTCAACTATTTCTCCAGAAACATCGAAAGTTTTATTTAATTTGTCAAACTTTTTTGTCATCTTCATGATCCACTAAATCCAAAATCGTCACCAAGTTGTATAAGATTATTATCTGCAGAGACTATATTTTTGATAGCGGATCCATTTACATGAGATGCAATTGTAGTATTATCAGAACCTCGTGTTACTTTAATAGTATTTCCAGATTTTGATTCAACATACATCTCTTCATTGTCAATTACGATATAAGTTCCAGAAACAATTGATGTTGAATCGACAACATTTATGTAATTCGTATTCGAAGATGCATCAATATCTTCAGAAAGATTTGTTATTATTGTTCCTGTGTAATTTTTAGTCGCACGAGGTTCTACAGTATAAGAAAGATCTCTTGATGGTGATGAAGTTTGATCTCCACCAATATATCCAATAGAAACTTTTTTGATAATATCTTTGGATACATCGGTAATAGGGCCAAATAAGTAAGTTTTGGCAGTAAATCTGAGCGTATATATCAAAGATCTTCTAGTATCAAAATCACCTTCATATTCATCTCTCATAGTAATTCCATCAAAAATAACTGGAATATCTCTTTTTTCTCCAATTGTTTTGATTAAATCAACTGTTAATGTATATGCTGGTTGAAAATATGGAAGAATTTGTTCAGTAATCTGCAACATATCATCATTTAACTTTGTATAAATTGCCAATTCAAAACTCATATTATATGGAACTGGCATATAAGTTTTTCTTGGTTTTGTTTTATCAGATTCTAATCCAGAAAGAAATGACTGTGTAGTTGTAACTTTTCTTGAAGGATCATATGTTAATCCTGTAAATTCAAATGACATTCTTGGCAAAGTAATTTGAACAGGTTTATTTAAATTTGGAGCCTGTTCCATTCTTGCTAAGAATTTTTGTGTTGGTCCATAAGCTAATGGAACCTTAATTGTACTTACCACCGAATCAGCATCGTCGGTGTGTTTGATTGAGATATTATTAAAAAGAGTACCAAATGCTACAATTGTACTCCTCAATATCTCGTGATAAAAATATTCAAACATGTCAGAAATTACTTATATATTCTATTTAACAAATAAAAATATTTAATTA